AACTTTTGATTATATAAGAAAACGATTAGATAAGTTAGAAGCTGATCGAGGTACGTGGGAATCTCATTGGCAGGAAATTTTAGATTACGTAATGCCACGTAAGGCAGAAATTACTTTCTTACGTTCACGTGGAGAAAAAAGAACAGAAGTTTTATTTGATTCAACAGCAATCACAGCTAATAATCTTTTAGCGGCAAGTCTACAAGGAACATTAACATCACCTTCATTACCTTGGTTCTCATTAAAGTTAAGAGATGATGATGCTAATAAAATTAGAGATATACAAATCTGGTTAGAAGATACAGCACGTAGAATGTATGCTGTATTTAATGAATCTAATTTTAATACAGAAGTTCACGAAATGTATTTAGATTTATGTTCAGTTGGTACGTCAGCGATATTTGTTGAAGAAGCAAATGAAGGATTTTTACAAGGTGGTTTACATTTTAATACTTTACATATAGCAGAATATTTTATTCAAGAAAATTCTACAGGTAGAGTAGATACACTTTATAGAAAATATAAAATGACTGCACGACAAGCTGTGCAAGAATTTGGTGAAAAGAATATAGGAACAAAAATCAAAGAAGCTGTTAAAGCAAAACCCGATACTCAATTCAATTTTATTCACGCTGTAGAACCTACACCAGATTATGAAAGATCAGTAGGAATGAAAGCTAAAACTAAATTACCATTTCATTCTTGTCACGTTTGTTTTGAAGATAAAATGGTTGTTAGAGTTGGAGGTTACAATGAATTTCCATATTTAGTTCCAAGATGGTCTAAAGCAACAGGTGAAATTTTTGGAAGATCACCTTCATATAACGCATTACCCGATATTAAAACTTTAAATAAAGCTGTAGAGATTGGATTAAAAGCGTGGGCGAAAGCTATTGATCCACCATTGTTAGTTACTGATGATGGAGTAATAGGTAGAGTTAGAATGACACCTGCTGGAATTACAGTTGTTAGAAGTGATACAGCAATTAAACCATTACAAATTGGATCGAATTGGCAAATAACAGATTTAAAAGAAAATCAATTAAGAACAGCAATTAGACAAGCATACTATTCAGATCAATTACAATTACAAGAAGGCCCACAAATGACGGCAACAGAAGTTCAAGTTAGATATGAATTAATGCAAAGACTTCTAGGCCCAACATTGGGGAGATTTCAAACTGAATTTTTAAATCCATTAATCGAAAGAGTATTTGGAATTATGATGAGAGCAGATGCTTTAATGCCAAGACCATCTGAAATGGAAGGTAGAAATATGGATATAGAATATGTTGGGCCTTTAGCACGTTCTCAAAGAATGGAAGAAGCTATTGCAGTTGAAAGATTATATCAATTAGCAATGCAAGTCGTTCAAGTTGATCCTACTGTTATGGATGTTATAGATCACGAACAAGCAATTAGAATGAGAGCAACATTACTTGGAGTTCCTAAAACAGTTTTACGTGGTGAAGATGAAGTAGCAGAAATAAGAGAACAAAGAGCAGCAGCACAACAACAAGCACAAGAACAAGCTATGGCACAGCAACAAGCTGATACAGCATTATCACAAGGTAAAGCTATGACAGAAATGTCTAAACCCGAAACTAAAGAAGGTATGGAAGAAGCAATGGCACAAGCCGAACAACAAGGTCTAGTATAATGAAATCATTAACGGAAATGCAACAAGCGTTTGTTGAAAATTTTTCACAAACAGGAAATGCAAAACAATCTGCAATCAAAGCAGGTTATTCAGAAGCTACAGCAGAACAACAAGGGCATAATCTTAAAAAACAATTAAGTAATGAAATAGATGAAGCTACTAAAAAATTAATGAGTAGTCACGTACCTTTAGCTGTAGATAAATTAAAAGATTTAATTTCAAATCCTAAAATATCAGCTTCGGTTCAACTAGGTGCAGTTAATAGTTTATTAGATCGTTCTGGTTATCAAACGATTACTAAAATTGAAGATGTAACAGGAAGAAAAACGGATGGTGAACTTCGTGAAGAATTAAGACATTTATTAAATACAATCGCAGTTGTTAAACCACCTTTTGACCCTGGTAATTCAAATGGATCGGGGTCTATTCAATAATGGCTGCCCCAGATTTTGAAAAGCAAATTAAAGATTTAAAAAGAGATTATGGAATTACTTTTGGCTCTAAAGAGGGCGAAAGAGTAATAGCTGATTTAAAGTCAGCTTATTATCATAGAGGTTCATTTACAAAAAGTGATCCATATGAAACTTCATACCGAGAAGGTCAAAGATCGGTAATTATCAGAATAATCAATCTTTTAAAGGAGGATAAAAATGGCTGATGAGCAAACGACCACAGTACAAGACAACCCAGTAGTAGAAGAAAAAACTATACTTGGGTCTGGTGCTAGTGATAATCAAGACTGGAGATCATCTTTAAATGATGAATTGAAAAATAATCCAACAATTCAAAATATTAAAGATTTAGAATCTGCGGCTAATACACTAGTTCACCAGCAAAAAATGATAGGGAGTAGAATACCTATACCAAAAACAGATGAAGAAAGGGCTGAATTATATACAAAGTTAGGAAGGCCTGAAACTTCTGAAAAGTATAGTTTTACTATTCCAGAAACACATTCTAAATATTTTAATGAAGAACAAGTTAAACAATTTAGGAATGTTGCCCATCAAATTGGGTTAAATAACGATCAAGTTAAAGCATTAATAGATTTTCAAGTTAAATCTGTTGATTTTGAAAGTCAAAGACGTGATTCAGAAATGACTTTAGGAAAGAAAAACACAGAAGAAGCATTGCATAAAGAATGGGGTTATGACTATGATAATAAGGTTAGATCAGCAAAACGAGCAATGTCTGTATATGCAGATAACGAATTGATGGAACTTTTAGATACCGAAGCAGGTAATCATCCATCTGTTGTTAAATTATTTGCACGTTTAGGTGAGGATATAACGGAAGATATGGCTAAAAATACACAAAATAATAAATTAGCTGTTTCACCAATAGATGCTAAAGCTGATATTCAAAAGATATATTCAGATGCAAAACATCCTTATCATAATGCGGGGCATCCAGAACATAGAAATGCTGTGGAACAAGTACGACAATTACACGAAAAAGTGTATGGTAATTAAATAAATTATCTGTTATAATTGTTGTATCAAAATTCGCCCTTCATAGGAGAACGAATAGGTAGCCATAATCGGCTTTAAACATTCGATTGATCGTATCGTTTTACGATAAGGTTTCCCGAAAGGACAAAAGCCGATTTAATGGAATATGTTGAATCAGCATTGTGCTATTCGACCCCTATTCTTCAACTTTGTAAAACTATGGAGATAATATGTCTGTACAAATAACAACGGCTTTCGTTGAACAGTACAAAGCAAATGTATTACACCTAGCTCAACAAAAAGGTTCTCGATTAAGAGATGCTGTTAGAACTGAAACAGTTACTGGCAAATCACATTTCTTTGAAAGAATCGGCTCAACTTCAGCACAGAAACGTACTTCACGTCATGCAGATACACCTAGAATGGATACACCCCACTCTAGAAGAAAAGTATCTATGGATGACTATGACTGGGCGGATTTAATAGATAACGAAGATAAAGTTAGATTATTAATATCACCTCAATCGGAGTATGCACTTGCTGGTGCATGGGCTATGGGTAGAGCTATGGATGATGCAATTATCGCTGCAGCTACTGGAACGGCTTATAGTGGAGTTGCTGGCGGAACGTCAGTTACTTTACCAGCAGGTCAAAAAGTAGCACATGGTTCTGCGGGTTTAACAGTTGCAAAACTGTTAAATGCAAAAGAATTATTAGATGCAGCAGATGTTGATCCCGAAGAACCAAGATTCTTGGTTTGTGCGGCTGGTCAATTAGCAGATTTACTGGCGATAACTCAAATTACGTCAGCAGATTATAATTCTGTTAAAGCGTTAGTCAGTGGTCAAATAGATACCTTTTTAGGGTTTAAATTTATTCGATCTCAAAGATTAGGCACAGATAGTACACCATCTCGACAATGTTTAGCGTTTACAAAATCAGCAATAGGTCTTGCTCTTGGAGCAGATATTTCAACAAAAATATCTGAAAGAGCAGATAAGAACTATGCAACACAGGTATTTCTATCTATGACAATCGGTGCAACTCGTATCGAAGAAGAAAAGATGGTAGAGATAGCTGCTAACGAATAAGGAGAAATAATATGGCAACAGTAAAAAGTGTTGAAATAACAAAACTTGACGCTACGCCGAGAACTACTCTAGAAGCGGCTAGTGCAGGAGGAAAACTGCGTGTTTGGATGGATACTATTTCTGTTGGTACAGGTGATCTTGATGATGATGATATTATCATTTTAGGTCAAGTACCATCAAACGCAAAAATAGTTAGTTTAATGATATATAATGACGATTTAAATAGTGGGGCTAGTACCTTCAATGTCGGCTTATATAATGGCCCACAGGCCTATACGATAAGTGGCACGACTACGGATGCTGCTGCTGTTATTGATGAAGATTGCTACGTTACTGATTCTCAGGCTTTTAGAGCAGCAGTAAAAGAACCAGTTGAATTACTTGCAGAAACTCGTGACATTAATGAAATAGCTAACTTTGTCTGGGAAGATGGAGGACTTTCAGAAGATCCGAAAGTTCCTTTACGTATCGCTGTTACTATGTCGGCAACAGGAACTGCCATCGCTGGTGACATTACGATTGTCGTAAAGTATACTATCGACTAATCTAAATACGAAAAAGAAATAAGGGGCGATATATATTGAATTATAGTCGCCCCTTTGATATTATAAGGAATTATGGCAACAGAAGTTTCTATTTGCTCAAATGCTTTACGTAGATTGGGCGATGACCCGATTACAGCACTTACAGATGATACAGAAAGAGCAAGACTTTGTAATTCTTTCTACGAACCTTCACGTGATCTAGTTTTAAGATCACATCCTTGGAATTTTGCTATAACAAGAGCAACTTTAGCACAACTTTCAGATACACCTGCATACGAATACGCATATCAATACGCATTACCAACTGATCCTTATTGTTTAAGGGTTTTAGAAATGCAATATAAAGATTACGTTTTTAAAATTGAACATTATGCTTCACAAGGTAGAGTTTTACTTACTAATGAAAGTACAGCTAAAATTCTTTACATAGCAAAGGTTACAGATACAGCACAATTCGATTCTATGTTTGTAGATGTTTTGACTGCTAAATTAGCTGTAGACCTTGCATATCCTGTAACCAATAGTGTCAAATTACAAGACCAGATGCAGAAACTCTTTCAACAAAAACTTTCCGAAGCAAGAAGTGTTGATGGCCAAGAAGGATTTATTGATGATCTTGTGTCTGATACATTTACTGACTTTAGGAAAGCATAATGGCGAGAGTACATCCTTTTCAAACAAACTTTACTGCTGGGGAATTAACACCGAAACTTGCTGGTCAAGTTGATTTTAAAAAATATAATAATGGTGTAGCAACGATGGAGAATATGACTGTATTTCCACAAGGAGGTACAAGTCGTAGATATGGTAGTAGATTTGTTGGAGAAGTAAAAAATTCTGCAAATGCTACAAGATTAATTCCTTTTGAATTTAATGTTACACAATCTTATATTCTGGAATTTGGAGATCAGTATATTAGATTTTATAAAGATAATGGACAAATTGTAGAAGCATCAAAAGCTATTTCAGGATTAACAGCAGCAGACCCTGGTGTTGTTACAGCAACTTCACATGGTTATTCAAATGGAGATCACGTTTGGATTAATAGTGTTGTGGGAATGACAGAAGTAAATGGAAGAAGATTTACTGTCGCAAATAAAACAACTCATACTTTTGAATTATCGGGTGTTGATACATCGGGTTATACTGCTTATTCTTCTGCTGGAACGGCAGAAAAGGTTTATGAAATTGCTACATCTTTTACATCAGCACAAGTTTTTGATTTAAAATTTACACAATCTGCTGATGTTATGTATATTGTACATCCATTACACGAACCAACAAAATTAACACGAACAGGTCATTCAGCTTGGACTATTGCAGAAGTAGATTTTCAAGTCGGCCCATTTCTTGATCTAAATACAACAACAACAACTTTAACAACAAGTGCAACAACAATAGGTGCTGGAAGAACATTAACTGCATCAGCAAGTTTATTTGCTTCTACAGATGTAGGGCGATCTGTTAAATTAGGTGATGGATGGGGAAAAATTACTGGTTATACAAGTGTTACAGAAGTTACTTGGACTATTGTTGTAGCTGCAACAGATTCGGGTTCTGTAACTTGGTCAATAGGGGCTTGGTCAGATACTACAGGATTTCCTTCGGCAGTATCTTTTTATGAACAGCGATTAGTATTTGCTGGTTCTACTAATAATCCCCAAACGATATGGGCTTCTGAATCTGGTTCATATGAAGATTTTGATGCTGGTGATGCTGATCCAGCAGATGCTTTTACTTATACGATTGCCGCTAATAGAGTAAATGTAATTAGATGGTTAGCACCCGCTAGGGATTTAATTGTAGGAACGGCAGGTGGTGAATTTAGAGTAGGTAGGCCGACAGGTGAACCTTTAAAACCAGATAATGTAACGATTACTCAACAGACGACTTATGGTGGTCATACAACACAACCTATTCAAATAGGTAGTGCTGTATTATTCGTGCAAAGACAAAAACAAAAAGTTAGGGAATTTGCATATCGTTTTGAAGATGATGCTTATGTAGCACCCGATATGACTTTATTAGCTGAACACATTACAGGTGATGGAATTGACGATGTAGATTTTGCACAAGAACCAGAATCAATTTATTGGGCTGTAAGAGAAGATGGTGTTCTGTTAGGAATGACATATCAAAGAGAAGAAGATGTTGTTGCTTGGCACAGACACTTATTTGGTGGAACAGATCAAAATTGTACAATTACTGTTTCTGATTATGATAATATTCAAACAGGTACAACATTAAAATTTACAAAATCGGATGGTACAACAGTTACTTTTACTTCTACAACAGGAACTGCTGGAACAGATGAATTTAAAACTGAAACTAATAACGATACAACAGCAGATAATATTTATACTGCTATTAATACTCACGCAGATTTTACTGTAGCAAATCCAGCAGCAGCTATTGTAACAGTTTTTGAAACTACACCTGCGGGTACAGGATTATTAACTGTTGAAAGTTCTGATACTGTAAGATTAACGACTACAGATGAAAAAACATCAAAAGTTAAAAGTGTTGCATCAATTTCTGAAACATTAGAAAATCAAGTATGGATCGTAATTGAAAGAATTGTTAATGGATCAACTGTTAAGTATGTAGAATATTTAGATTCAACACTTAATATGGATTCTGGATTGTCGGGAACTGTCACAGGTTCTTCAACAACAGTTACATCACTAGATCATTTAGAAGGTGAAACAGTACAAATCTTGATAGATGATGCTGTTTATCCTGTACAAAAAGTATCAAGTGGAGCAATTACAGTAAGTTTACCTAGCACCTTTGCTAGTAAAACGATAGAAGTAGGTTTGGGATATAAATCAACAATTAAAACAATGAGAGTTGAAGCTGGAGCAGAAGCAGGTACTGCACAAGGAAGAAAAAAGAGGTATAATGAAGTTACAGTAAGATTATATAATACAGTAGGAGCAACAGTTAATGGAGATCAAATACCTTTTAGAACATCGGCTAGTCCAATGGGTCAGCCCATATCTTCCTTTACAGGAGATAAACGAGTGAGTAATTTAGGATGGGATCGGGAAGGACAAGTAACAGTACAGCAAACACAACCTTTACCGATGACAATTTTAGGAATAACAGGAACATTAGTAACAAGTGATTAATATGGAGAAAATATAAAATGGCATTTCCGTGGTTAGCAGCAGCGATATTTACAAGTACAGCAGTATCTTATATGGGAAGTATGAGGCAATCCCAAACATTAGCTACATCAGCAGCTTGGGATAAGTACCATCTCGATATAAGAAAAATGCAAGATACTATTATGGCTAACGAAAGGGCGCAAAAAATATTAAGTGAAAAAAGGGCTGCTATAGGTGCAAGAGGAGTAGAAATGGGTACAGGGTCTACATTATTAGAACAAGAAGCAGTTGTGGAAAATTTAGAAGATGTATTATTTTGGATAGATAAAGGTGCTGAAATGGATTTAAGAACAATAGATATAAAATTAGCAGGTGCTTTACAAAAAGAATCTTGGGAAAGTAAAGCATCATTATTAACTGGTTTAGGTAAAACATATACAGCTTATCAAAAAAGATAATGTATTTAATTAATGTATGGGATAGAGAAGAATTATTATTTAAAGGAAAAACAGAAACAGAACCAAAAATAGATATGAATGAAAAGAATTATATAGTTAAAACAAATGAGGAAGGAAAAGTTGTGGAACATAAATTTGAACCTGCTCGTTATCGAATAACTTATGAGGATATATAATGGCTATTAAAATACCAAGAGCAGATATAGAAGTACCTTCTGTTGGAAAACGAGGTACAGCATTATTAGATACAGCTAGAACTAATAGGATTAACTATGAAGGTTTTACTAGCGAATTATCAAGTATTGCACAAACTATTAAAGCACATAATGATAAAATTAATCAAAGAAGAATCCAGAATAAGAGTACAAAATATAATGCTAAAATGGCTACAGATGCACAAGATTTTTCACAAAAAATAGAAATAGGAAAATATAATGTCCTAACTAAAACTTATGA